ATTGTCATTGAACCATCCTTCAGGACCTTCCAACACACCATACTTAAATAAGTACTTGCACTCGTAGTATGTTAATAATTTCTTACTATACACCAGTTCTAGTATCTCGCGTTTAAATTCACTGTGTTTCCCTCCTTTTAGCATTTCTAAAATAGGCTTAGCGGAACCATAATATGTCTTCCAATCGCTTTCTTTTTGAACTATTTGGTGGGTTGGTTTGCGTCCTGCACCTTGGTGTTCGGCGAGTTCTTTTCGTGTTAATTTACGTTTTATATTGTGAAATAACACTTTCTTACCAATATACGACATTCCGCTTGGTGTATGAGTAGTTATGTATATAAACCCGTAAATACCGGTAGGAAAATCGTCTAATGTTTCTATAACTTTATTGTTGTATAACCACATTTATCTATCTATGTTTACTAATATTGTTGTATCTGTTGTTGCTGAGGTTGGGAGAGGTTGTGCGAGCTTACCTATTGCTAATAGATTTTGGTCTTCATCGTATAATCCTACTGTTGTAACGTAGGGGGTAAAATAAGAACCTGTTACATTATTTGCTAATTGGCCCCCAAATCCTGGTTCATAAAATTGGCTACTACTATAAAAAGTAATTGATCCGGTTAATTGGGCAGATGGGTTTAAAGTGGCATTAAATTCACTTTCTCTTATAGTACACTTATACTGGGTTTCATATATAGTATAAGATGAAGAAAAAGAACAAGTAACATTAGTTGTAGCAATTGATCCTGAAGATAATGATTGGTTTGTAATAATAGCTAAACCATGAGTATATATAATATTACCTACATTTATATTTGAACTACCTGATATTAAATTTCCTTCCCCATCGTCTGTTATAGTATATGTGGTACTAGATGATACAAAAGTATAGATAAAGGAATAGGGTTGTATATATTCTCCATATATTTTAGAAGGAACCGAAATAACTCCTATAGATCCTGTGGGCCAATTTCTATTAGGTACTAAAGTACTTTGTAAAAAGTTATCGTATATGGGACTATTAACCTCACCTACTAAAACATCTCCACTTGGATTACTCCCTATAATTACATCAGGTTGAAATACAATATCTCCTGTATTTGATGTTAAAAAATTAGAATAATATAATTGTTTTATAGAATTATATACTAAAACCTGGTACTGGGTAGATAGTGTGCCTGTAGTTGGGTTATTATTAAGATTTGAGAAATCCCAACTTCCACTTTGTCCTATAAATCTATCAATGCCTACTAATTGCCCATCAGACCCAGTTGCAAATTGGCTGTATGGGAAAGAAAAACTTTTATTAACTGTAAACGGAGTTACAATTATATCTGATGCTAAAAATTGTTTGTATGGCCCCATTCATTAGAAATCTAACTTAACTCGAATTAATGCTTCTTTAGTAAAGTCTTTAACTAAAGGTCTTGATAATTTAGCTACCGCTAATAACTCATTAGCATCGTTATATAATCCTACAGTTGTAATATATGTTTGTGGGTTATTTATAAAACTAGGATATAATACATCTCCAGTTGAACCACTTATAAATGAAGGATTAGTTGTATAATTAAATTCAGCGTTTTGTGGTCTTACAAACACAAAATCTGAAGTAATATTTTCTTGAGAATTTAGCTGAAAACTAGCACCCCCTGAAATTTGGGTAAATAAACGAGTATTGTTATATCCATTAGTAACATTAGCTTGGGTTCCAAAAGAACCACTATAACTCAAAGCAACACCCCCACTATTAAAAGGCAAAGCTAAAGCTTGGGCATTTAATAGTATAGTTCCAATATCAGGTAAGAACCACCCATAAGAACCAGACATAGTTTGACCAGCAACTGTTGATCCTCCTGTTAAAGTAGAAACAGATCGGCCGTTAGATCCTGATACTAACTGATATACTCTCATCCCATTAATATAGGGAACTGTAGTAACATCGTTACTGTTATCTGTTATAGACAGATAAGCAGTACTTCCACTTTGAATTCTTAAATTTAAAGAACCAGGAAATAGGGACTGTTTATAATTAGCTCTTTCTATAGATAAAACAAAGAAATCAGATTGGGTAACTGCCCCAAATAAGAAATTAGCAGTTTCGTCTTCAAGAACTAGATTTCTATATTGGCCGTATAATGTGCTTGAAGGAGAATATTGTGGTATTCCTGAATTGTAAGCTACCGATCCTGAACCTAATTTATTAGCGTATCCAATATAAAATTGAACCGCAGTATTAGTAATATCCGAAGCAGTATTGTATACTGCTAATACATAATCCCCCTGTAAACTAGCTTCTTGGGTTGAGCTAGTAAAAAATGTAGTTAAATTATAAGTATTATTCGTCCAACAAGGAGCAGTTACTGATTCTGCTGAGATTAAAAAATCTTCCGGGGTAAATCTTTTAAATGACATATATATTAAGCTGAGGTTTTAGTTACAATTATGGGAATAGTGATGCGGGCTCCTGAATCTCTACCTACTACTGTTAAAGTGGCTTGTAGTTGAGTATTAGAACCAAATAATGTATTTACAGTTGTTGCTGTCATATTAATAGTAGTTCCTATAACAGTCTTAGATACGTTTGTTCCAAGGGTAGTTGTAGAATTTAAAGCAGTAGCGTTTGGTGTATTAATACCAACCCCATTAAATACACTCATTGTTCTAACATCTGATATTGTAGCAGTATACCCTGAAGCTTCAAATACTGTATTATTTCCTAAATAATTTAAAGTTTGTGGGGTAATAGCTAACGAAGCACCTTGTTTTAGGGTTATACTAGAATATCCTAGATTTAATACAGGCATTTTAGCTGTCCCTCTAGGTAAAGTAGTTAACACATATTTCATTTCTTGAGTTACCAAAGGAAAGGCTTCAAGTAAAGGCATATTTTCAATAGCCTGTCCATAAAAAGCAGAACCCGAAGGATTAGTAGGATTATATAAAGTATAATCTATTTCATCATCTGATAAAGCAAATTGAGTAATTCTAAAAGAGCCATCTCCTCTAGCTAATAGTTCTCGGCCTACATCGGTTAATATAGCATCTACTGTTACTACTGAATTATTTAAATATCCCATTGTTTAATAAATTGTTTGGTTTGATTATAAATATGTGTGTTTTTGATTTTATTATGTTTTATTTGAACCATAAGTTTTAGTTATGGTTTGGAAATTTTCGGTAATTGCGGGGGAAGGGAACTGTGTTGTAAAACCACCGTTTTGTATCCCACTAAAACTGGTACTATCACTTCCGGAAACTATTAAACGATATGAATTTATAGGGGAGGGCCAAATTAAAGCTCCATAATTACTGGCTCCACCCACATCTATACCATCTAATAAACTCCAATCATACTCTTTAGAAAGTACAAAATATGTTTGGCCAGGGGGAGAAAGTGAAGTTGAACCTGTAGCAAATACTATTTCAATAGGAGGTATAGAAGAGCTACCTACTGCCTGACCAAGAGACCCAGTAATAGTTGTAGGTAAATTTTGATAAAAAGATATAAACCACCTCCATTCTCCGCTAGCTAAACTTGCTGATATCCCCCCATATGAAGCCAAAGGAAATTGGATAGCAGCCAATGCGGTTACGGTAGAGCCCATAGTATAATTATTATTAGAATCTAAAACTACTTGATATAAAGATCTAGTATAAGACTCAAATTCAAATCTACTCTTACTAAATGAAGCTGTCCCTACAACTGTTCCTCCTGAACTTGGTATAGCATAAGTTGCTAGAGCAGGAGCTTCAGCTCTATTATATACTACACTTAGTTGAACACCTAATTTTCCACCAGGAGCATAAGGTGTAGGATATATAACAGTTCCATTTGGTAAATTAGCTTCAACTATAAAAGGATAAGTAGGATCGCTGGGTTGTATTACATTAACGCTATTTTCAGAGTTAACTATTAAAATATTACCTAAACTAACTGTTCCCCCATTTACATATTCTGGATACCCCCCACCCATCCAATCAAATTCATATATGCATGTATCGTATTGATCTATTGAAGCAGGTTTAGAACCACTACTATTAGGTATATTGTAATTATCACTTGTATTTTCGCTACCATTATATCTTGGATTTATAATTCTAAGAGAAGTATAATTTGAGTCTGGGGTAATTGCGGGAGCAGCTGATTCCGATATAATAGCTTGAAAATTAATAGGAACAGATTGGTCCGTAACATAATCTGCTATAAATTTATTGGAGTTATTAGGTCTTCCTATAGCAGCATTATTTAAAAGAACATTATAATCTGAACTTTGGAATGTTATATCTGATGTATATGGTTCTAAAACAACAGAAGCATTAATTGTTGTCGCATTGTTAATTCCCCCACCCCCCGCAGGTACTAAAGTTAATAAGCTGTAAGTGGAGTATTCTGTTATACTAGCTACTATAAAATTTGTAACAGAAGTACCGCTTAATGGGGAAGTATTAAATCTAACAATATTATTTATTTGTAAGCGAGAGTTTACCCCATTAATATCTTCATGATGTATTAAGGCGTATGCTGCTCCTTCAGGCAATTGTGGCATATATTATATTGTTTTTAGTTCTTTTAAGAAGGTTCCTCAGGAGCAACAGG